GAACTGCACCCAGGCCAGGCTGTTGGTGCCGACGACATCGGCCGGAGCGTTGCTCGTGCAGACCCAGCCCGTGTCGGCATAGTCGGTTCCGGCCTGGATGAAGACGAACGAGCTTCCGGCGTGCGAGCCCGCGGCGAAGTCGGTGGGCCGCGTCCAGGCGCTCGCCGAGCCGCTGGCGAGATTGGTCGCGGTGAACGTGTCGCCCGGGGCGACCAGGGCGGTCGCGCTGGTGCCGGCGGTCTTGACCCGGATCAGCCTGTCGCCGCCGGTCAGAGCCGCGACGGCCGCCTCGAAGTCGCCGACCGTGGTGACCGCCGACTCGTAGTGGAAGGTGAAGTCGGTTCCGGAACGGGTGAGGCTGCCCACGCCGGTGCCGTCCGCCGTGAACGCCATCGTGATCGAGTTGCCGCCGGTGCCGCCGGCGATGGCCTCGATCACGGAGTCGATCAGGGTGCCCGGGACCGCCAGGTCGAGGTAGGCGCGAGCGCCGTGAACGAGCCAGAGGCCGTTCTCGATGCCGCTGGTTTGCGCGGTGAGCAGCACGCGGTCCCCGTCGACCAGGGTTTCCACACCGTCGAGGATGGGCAGGCCCGAGAGAGTCTGGTTTCCGTCAGCGGTGACGCCGACGACAACCGCCGGATCCTTGGTCTTGAGCCCCTGAGCCACGCTGTCGACGTAGGCTTTCGAGGCGGCGTTCGAGTCTCCGCCCGGGCTCGACGGCAGGCCGCTGATGGGCTTGCCGTTCATGACGATCCCGGTGCCGCCGGAGTTGATCGTCACCTTGCCAAGCTGCACCTCGTCGGTGAAGGCCATCTCCTCCGAGTAGCCCTCGGCTCCCATGAACAGCGGTCTTTTGTCGGCCATAGCTCTCTCCTGTTGCCTTTCTTCTCGCTACTAACCCGGGTTCGCATCCCGGAGGTCGCGCACAACGCACGTCTCCGGATCAATCGTCATCTTTCGCGGGTCGAGGTTGTGGGCCTGGGCGATCTGCCGCACCAGCGCCTCGTACTCGCCCCGGAACCTCTCCGCCTCTCGCATCGCCGAGGTCTTCTCCTCGGCACGCTTTCGGCAGATTGCCTCGTACTGCATTCGGGCGTTGTCGCCCTGGACTTCGAGGGTCTGGACCACCTGGAGCTTGAGCCGGTATTCCGCGTCGAGCGCGGCGAACCGGAGCGCCTCCTCTCTGGTGCATTTCATCAGCGCATCCTCCGGATGCGCAGCCTGCTCGTGGAGCTGGCAGAAGATCGAGTCTGCCCCGGCCGCCTTCCGGCACCCCTGGGACTTGCACCGCGGTTTCTTACTGGCCATCGGATCACCCCTTTTCATGCGACGCGCACCACCGGGGTCTGCATGCCCAGGTAGATGCGATCTGATGCGGTCGCCTGCCCGGCGACCTGGTGATAGAGCCGCCCGCTGAGCGGCGGATCAGGTGGAACGTGCGAAAGTCGGGCCCCCGCTCCGGCCCCAAGGAACAAGGGAGCTCCTGGGGTGAGGCCCGCGTAGACACCACGCACCTCGCCCGAGGTTTGGACGATACAGGAACCAGGTGCAGGCTTCGCCACAACCATGCCCCACGGCCGCTTTCCGGTCTGGGCGATGTCGCAGCGGTCTACCTGGTAGACTTCTCCGGTTCGCTCACCGCTGATATAAACCATGTCCCCGGCACCTACTGCGAGCGGACAGGCTGCCAGGAACAGATCCGGTGGCCGAACACGCCGAGCTGTTGCCATTCGGCCGCCTCATCGCTTGTTCAGCCTCGGTGAACGAAACTCACCGCCTGGAACGTCTGAGCCGCCACGCTCTTGGTCCAGAAGGATACCGCCTCGGCGGGGAGCAGCCGGTCTACCCCGGCCGCGATGCTGATGCCCCGGCCCGCGTCGGCGTCGGCCTTGGAGAAACTGAGCACGATGGCCCCCGAACCCGTGTTCTGAAACCACAGAGTCCCGGCGCGGCCACCTTCCCACTTCCACTCCTCGACCGTTCCCACGGCGGTCGTACCGTTGACGTGGACGGGAATCCCGCCCATCAGTTGCATGAGAGGAGCCATCTGCGCCTCCTCTACACCTGCGGCGAGCTGGCCGGCTTGCCGTGGATCATGACGTGGATGATCTCTCCCGCGGCGCCGTGGAGAATGTCGAAGCCCGTGGTGGCGAGCGTCGACTCGTCGACGTGGGTGGGCGCCACCGTCTCGCCGTCGGTCACGACGCGGTAGAGAGCGTCGGCCATGTCGGGAAGCCCCAGGTCTTTGAGGATCACGTGGTCGGGGGTGCCGACCGACGTGATCTTGAAGCTGATGAAGCTCAGCCCGCCCTGGCCAGCGTTGGTCACGAGCTCGGAGGCTCGATGCGTCTGTCGGGTCGTCATGCCTGCTCTCCTTGAGCCTTGATGAGCTCAAAAAGCTGGGCCTGGCTGATGCGTCTGGGCACCTTCAGGCCGAGCTGCTGTGCCACGCCCCGGAGCTGCTCCAGGGGCATGTCGGGCGACACCTCGATGGTGGGCCCTTCCTCTGATGCAAGCGGCGGGGCCGCCACCACCGGCGTCGGTTGGGGAGCGGGCTGGGGAGCTGGCGGGGTTACTTCCGGAGCTCCGAAACCCTCGGCCCGAGCTGCCGCCTCGAGCTGCTCTCGCGTGCGGGGAGCTCGGCCCGCCCCCGGCACCGCTGCCGCCACCGGAGCGGCAGGAGCGGGCCAGGATCCGGGCACCGCCCACATCCCGGTGCCGGCCAGCATCTTCGCGTGCTCCTCGGTCACCTCGATGGTGCCCTCGGAGTCGAGCTGGTAGCGAGCCGGCGGGTCGCCGACCGTGATGCCGCCCTCGCGGCGGTCCCTGTGCTGCATCTTGACCATGCGCGCCTCCTCTGTGCTTGGCGGAGACTACCGCCAAGCGGGCGGGGCTGTCACGTCCCGCCCGCTTGGCCCTCCGTCAGGCAACTAGGCGCCACCGCCTCCCACGCTGCCCAGCGCGCGACCGACGTTGCGGAAGATGACCGCCTTGCCGGGCGCGTACACGGTCGGAGCTCCGTAGAGGAGCTGCATCCAGCGGATGCTGGTGTCCACCGTCGCCAGCGGGATCTTGACGAACGGGGCCAACTGCTTGAAAGAAAAGAACTCGATGTTCTGCTGGATGAGGAACGCGGTCGACATCCCCGGCAGGTAGATGTTCTGGTCGGTGATCACCGTGGTGGCGCCAGTGCGCGCGACGGTGAACGCCAGCTTGCAGGTTCCCGCGGCGCCGCCCTTGGGGGAGCGGTACACCTCGAAGGCCGAACCGATCACCGAACCGTCGGCGACGGTCATCGTGATCTTCTTGGTGGCGCCGTCCATCGTGACCGGGCCGGTCATGGCGAGAGCGGCGCTCTTGCCGTAGCGGTTCACCGCGACCACCTTGTAGTTGTAGTCGCCGATGTCGCTGGCCGCGAACTTGTTGGCCGCGGTGCCGTCGGCGCTGCACGCCGGCGCCACGCTCTCGGTCGGGGTGCTCGGCCGGGTCGCGCTGGGCCCGATGGCCGACGCCGCCGGGACCGCCCCGAACTCGATGAAGACATCGGGGTTGAACAGCACGGGGCCGACCATGCTGTGAAAGCCCTTGATCGAGAGGCCGACCATGCCGTCCTGGTAGCCGCCCGGCTGCATCGGGAAGCGCTCGGCCGGGTAGAACGACTTGGCGAGGTCGCTGTACGCGCCATCGGCGCAGTACAGGTCGGTCGGGCGCCCGTAGTTGGGGGCCGTTTTCACGGTCAGGGCCGCGTCGTTGAGGATCTCCTCGGACATCGGCATGCCGCGCAGGTCGATGATGTTGGCGCTCGGCGCACCCTGGTTGATGAGCGAGTTGAGCCCGTCCCACTGGACCGGGATCAGCGAGCTGTCGCCGAAGAACAGCGACTTCTCGATCTGCTTGAGCAGGAACGCGGTGCCGTTCACCGTCTCCTGGGCGATGACGGGCCCGTGGGCCGGCCGCACCAGGCTCATGACGTGGGTGACGGCGCGAGTCGTCCCCACGTACTTGATGATCGTGAACTCGCGGCTGTAGGTCGAGTCATCCGACGTGGGCAGATCGCCCTCGGCGATGAACGCGGCCTGGCCCGAGCCGTACTCGCGCAGACGGTTGTACTCCTCGACCGTGTTGTAGGCCGGGAGCTTGGTGATGTTCCTCCACAGGCGGACATCATCCATCCGGTACGTGACCACCTTGAGCGTCCGCTCGAGGCTCTCGATGCGGAGCGGGAAGCCCGTGCCCGCCGCCACGCCGGGGTTGTTCACGTCCTGGCCGGCGGCGAGCGCCTTGCGCAGGTCTTGCACGTCGGCAGCGGAAGCGGCCCCGAAGCCCTCCAGCCCCTCGTAGTCCTTCCACGAAACGAAAGCGTTTTCCATGTTTCCAGTCTCCTGTTTCGGTCGGTTTCGGTGTCCTGTGGTCCCCGTTCAGCGGGGCCGCATTGACGGGGCCCTAGCGGACTCCGTTGCCTCTGATCTGCTGCACCACGTCCTGCATGAGCGAGCGCGGGATCTGCCCCGTGCTCTCGAACTGCGCCACCGCGTCGGTCAGCTTGATCCCGCACGGCGCGTAGTCCTGGCTCTTGGCCATCGTCTCGAGCGCATCGAAAATCTGCGCCCGATTCGGGCCTCCCTCGCTGCCGCCCACCTCGCCCGCCATGCTCTTGCTGAGCGTGCGGACCGAGCTGTGCCCCTTGCGCGGCATCGGGGTGTTCTCGACCGTCTCCAGGCGCTCCGAGAGGCTCTTGATGAGCTGGCTCTGGCGCCGGGTGAGGTCGGCCATGCCGCGCAGGCTCTTGGCCAGCGCGCCGTTAAACGCCTGCACGTTGGCGTGGCTGCCCTCGAGCGACTTGATCATGCGCTCCTGGAGCTGGTCCATGCTCGCGGCGAGGAGCTGGCTCTGGCGCTCGAGGAACGGCGACACGTCGTAGCCCTCGGCCATCGTCGGATCCTCGGCGAACTGCTCCTGGTAGCTCTTGGCCAGCGCGTCGACCGTTTCGTCGGCCATCGGCTCCTCGAGCTCGCTCTTGGTCAGGTCGTGGAGCTCGCCGAGCTCCGACTTGTTGAGCGTGCCCGCGGCCAGCTTCTCGGCGAGCTCGGCGCGGCGGTCGCGCTCGACCGGGATGGACGCCCCACCGGCGATGGCCTCGAGCGTGTCGAGCGACTTCATCAGGTCGTCCACGTCGACCATCGACTTCTCGCTGTCCTCGCCCTCATCCTCGTCCTCGCCCTCGTCATCCTCGTCCTCGTCGTCCGACTTCTTGCACGCCTTCGCCGTGGCGTCGGGAGCGAGCCGGGTGCCCTTCTTCCAGGGCGGCTTGCCCTTGCCCTCGTCCTTGTCGTCCTTGTCGTCCTCGTCGGCGTCCTCGCTCTTGCCGAAGCCCACGTGCCCGGTCTTGCGCGAGCGGGCCTTGCCGTCCTCGTGCTCGGAGAGGTTCTGCTTGGCCGCCAGCCCGCCGCCGACGCCGACCTGCCCCGACTTGCGCTTGCGCGCCATGCCGTCGGCGTCGGTGTCGAGGTTGCCATCGCTGCCGCCGCCGGCTTCCTGGCGATCCGGCTCGTCGGTGATGGCGCTCGTGACCAGCGGGGCCCGGCCTTCCCGGCCCGGCTCAGTGTTCATCTTCGAGCCCGTCTTCTGCGACTTCATCGCCTCGCTTCCCTTCTGGCCGGCGTTGATCAGGGTGCCCCCCGCATCGGCGGTGAAGCCTCCCTCGGCCTCCTTCTGCGACTCGGGCAGAGCGCCCGCGCCGCCGCTCTTGGCCAGCATCGTCTCGGCCATGCGCGCCGCCTGCTCGTCGATGCTGAGCTGAACCTGGTTGCTCATGGAATCCTCCTGGTGGCGGCGCTCATAGCCGCATGTCTCACGATCTGCTCTGCCTGCTGTGCGGTGAGGCCGTGATAGCGCGACTTGAGCCACGCCACGGCCTCCCCCTTGGTCACTTTTCTGCGTCGCCGGATGTCCCGCACCCGCTCCATCGACTCGGGGCGAAGCGCAGCGCCGTTGCCAGGCGTCCAGGGCCCGCCTGGACTGGCCAGACCAGAGCCCGCGCTGAGCGCGCGGCGGAGCTCGTCATCATCCGGCTCGGCGCGCTCGATGGCCATCAGACTCTTGGCCAGGATCTCGAGCCGGGTGTCGGTGTTGACCGGGCAATTCGTGACCGCCACGTTCCGCACCTTGGCCTTGGCGACCACTTCGCCCTCGAGCCCTTCCCGGCGAACCACGGCGCCCTCGATGCTGAAACCGAGCCGGCGGTTGGTCTTCTGGAGCGCGTTGCTCAGCTTCCAGATTTCATCGGCCTTGGGGTATCCCTGGAGCAGGTAGCCCTCGAAACGGGTCGCCGCCTTGCCCCCCATCGAAACCCGCTCCACCTTGGTCGGGTAGCCGACGATGCC